TTAAAAATTAATCGCATCATTCACAGCGCCCTCTACATCTTCACGTTCGGCCAGAATATGTGAGTACACATTCATAACCATAGCCTCTGTATCACCAAGGAGCTGTGCAATCCTTTTAATAGATACACGAGGAATCTGATAGCATAAGGATGAGCAATAGTTGTGACGAAATACATGCCCGGTCAATCCAACGATATCTTCTTTACACACAGCCTGCATCGATTCCAAGATTCTCTTCCACATTTTATCATAAGCGCTTTTGGTAAGAGGCTTCTTATCTCGCATAGTAACAAATAGCTGAGTCCGGCCGGAATGCTTTACACTCTCTACATAGCTCTGGACCACAGGGAGGATCTTGGAAGGTATTGGAATGGTACGGATACCATTAGAGCTCTTCGGATCCTTAACACCGGGAGTATTCGTAATATACTCATAGGCTTTGCTGACGGAAACTTCGCGCTTTTTGAAATTAAAATCAAATATCGTAAGTGCCACGCATTCCTCACGTCTCAATCCACATCCATATATCAGATACACATAAGCCTGATCAGAATCATATTTATAAGTCGCATCAAAGACGGCTTTCTTTTCAGCTGGCCTCAGAGGACGTTTTTCACTCGGCTTATATTTTATCTTGTCGGTATTCCTGAGAATATCGTCAGCCACATTAGCAGCCAGGAGCTTGTCAGATACTGCAGATTTTAGGACCGAGGAAAAGGTCAACAAAATCTGCTGTTGAGTACGTCTCTTATCCTCCGCATTTGCTAATAAAGTTTCAATGTGAATACGCTCCACATCTTTTAGCTTTAGCGCATTAAGAGCCGTGAAGTGCTTTTCAATAATATTCTCATACATGCGCTTGGTATTATTGGAGCGCCTGGACTTATACACATTCAGCCAGCTTCGGGAATAGTCTATGAACAATATATCCGTATTCCTCACATAGTTCCTGGATTCAATCTGAGCTTTCATAGCTGCAACCTGACGTTCCAGATCCCGGCTGCTTTTATCACTCCTGAGTGATACACGATGCTTACTGCCGTTAGCGTTGTACGTCCCATCCCAAACCTTAGTCTGATAATATCCATCTGCACCAAGCTTATATTTTTTACTAGCCATAGCACCAACCTCCTAAAAATGAGTATAAAAAATACACCTATACGGTGCCGTGGATTTGTGATACAATATTCTTGCCAGGGAGTATTGTATCGTGCACAGCACGTATAGTATTCATCAACCGTCCTTGTAACCAGCAAGGGCGGTTTTTGATTATTGAGCTAAGTCAAAAATAAATGGTGAGAATTCAAGCTCATAATTATCGCTGGAACCCTCAACATAAAGCTGAAGAGCAGCAGGATCTAACTTGTTAAAGCAAAGTATTCCGGATGAAGATGCTCCAGGGAGTAACTCAGAAGAAAGCTCTGGATATTCTTCAAAGGAATTATAAGTATAAATCTGCTCATACTGCTGACCGTTCTGCAAAACTTTTGAAGAGGAAGACCAAATATTCATCTTATCAGCTGAGTTGTTTGTAGCAGTGACATAAAATCTTGTCTCATCTTTTGCGAATTCAACTTTTGTAACAGAGATAGAAATTCCGTTTTGCTCAGCGACCTTATCTGTAAATTCCCATGTTGCATCAGCTTTTCCGAACGATTCAAGATAAGTTGTCTTTTCTGCTGAATCAGCTACAAGGTAAGCCCATGTGGAATCAACACCCATGACAGTATGGCCGTCTTTTGCTTTTTCGATTTTTGCATCAAAATTAATAAGATCATCTGTTTTAGGAGTCTCAGACATAATAGATTTTGGAATCTCAACTAATACGCTGTTATTGTAATCCATATCCACATATACCTGACAGCCGTAAATATCATCATTGGAGTCGACAGTAGAAATGATTCCGGTAAACTTAATGTATTTACCATTATAGGAATCTGGATTAGAAGCAACTGCAGTAATATCGTCTACATACTCCTTTTCTTTTGATGCAGCCTCAGTTTTCTTTGAGCTTTCTGAGCTTGAACCGCCGCAAGCAGTTACATTGATCGCCATAATAGCAACCAGCATCAGTGCTACAATTTTTCTTTTCATAAAGTACCTCTCTTTCCTAGAAGTTTAAGTAAGTTTATATATATAAACGCCATGGGCGAATATACCAATAATTCCCATGATACTTATTAAGGCCTATCATATATAATACAATTATGAAAGTATTACTGGGACAAATTATGTATGACAAAAATCTTTCTGTGCGCCAGGTATCTATCATGACTGGAGTGTCCAAATCCACAATAAATAGAATCGTTAATGGACAAGTATCTCCAACCTTAGATACTGTGGAGCAGCTTGCAAAAGGTCTCCATCTGAAAGTTACGGACCTTTTCGAATCCGATATTCAATAAGTGTCCCGTATCTGGGACGATTCCCTCCATTTCCAACAATTTTCCGCTACACATGTGTCTATATTATATAAGGGCTAACGGTGCAAACAAATGTTCTAAAAAGTTTGACTATGAAAAAGAAATATAGTATCATAAACTTAAGAACAAAGCAACGCAAAGCCCCAACGATATAGCGGAAGGGAGGAAAATAATCTTTTAAGCTGAAAGGAGGGGCGCTGCATGAAAAAAGACAAACAACAGATGATCAACTATATTGTTGAAATGCTTCAAAAGGAATCGCCAGAAAAGATACATGAATTACTTGTATTCATCCGTACATACCTTAAGAAGTAGCCAGAGAGGAGCCAGTAAATTACTGGCTCTCTTTTGTTAGGCTTCGATAGTTGTCTATACATTGCAGCAACGTTTTGTCAATTACAGCTTTTCCTGCATCATCCAACTGTTCATAAGTTATTGCAACAGCGGTAATGGCATTCGCTACAACAGAATCTTTATCCTTCACAAGTTTCGCAATATATTTCATCGTTTTTTCTTGATCAGTTAATTCTTCGAACATCTCACCGTCTCCGGTTTTTAACCAATCCTCATTCACATCAAACTCTTTGCAAATAAGAGATATAACTGCAGCGCTAGGAATATTCGAGCCGGTTTCATACTTAGCAATAGTGCTACGTTTACTACCTATTTTATCAGCAAATTCTTGTTGAGTGAGTTCCAAAGTTCTTCTTAGCTTTTTAAGCCGTTCGTTCATTATTCCTTATCACCTCTCTTCATATACGCATTATAGCATAGGCAATACATAAAAGCAATGGAAAATGTGAATAAATCACAAAATGTTATAAAAGAACAAAAAGGTGTTGACATGTGGGATTAAAGGACGTACAATTGTGACAGAAGGACAAAGACAACAAAAGAAAGGAGACGAAAATATGGCAAATACATTATTAGATGCAAAAAAAGAAAAAGAGATAACTCATGTTGTAGAGTTGCTAAAGCAGATTGAGCTTCCAGACATTCTGTTAATAGGAAGAGATGCTAATACCCTTCTGATGAGGCAGAAGGAAGCAGAAGCAATGGAGCGAGAAGATAAGAGTGCATAAGGAGGTAAGGAAGATGAAATACCCAAGAAAAATCATGTCTGCAAACGCACTCGTAAAAGAGTGCGGATTCACGCGGACATACATTGAAAATGCAATAGCAGCGCCGGACCAGACATTTGCCGAAAAAACAAATGTCTACAAGAGTAGTCGGTATCAGATCGACACTGACGAGTTCGAAAAATGGAGGCAAAAGCATATTGCTATGCAGAAAAAAGCAAGACGGCAGAGAGCAGGTGTGATGTGAGAAAAATAGAAGAGATCCTATTCCGACACGTGGCGGAGCAGAGAAAACGCTGTGAAAGTATGGAAGTATGCCAAGTAGGAAGGCGAACAGAAATAGCCAAGCTCCGGGCATTGGAATCGGTGATCCAGGAAGCAAGGCTGGATATTGAGTATATAAGGTGGTGTAAGAAAAATGGGCATTAAAGCGCACAAGCGAAAGATATTGATCTGTAAGACAGTAAGAGCAGTCACGGAGACGGTCGGAGTCATCGGAATGGCAGCCACCTGGATAGGTGTAAGCCATATGACAAACTGCAGTCCAGCATTGCTTCCGGGAGCTACTAGAATCGTGGCCGGACTGGTCATTGTAACAGCAGCTTACATAGTCAACAAGGCGGTCAGGTATGCAAAATAAAAAAAGAAAAAGGAACTTGCGTCAACAAATTCCTTTTTCGCCCTTCCAATCCCACTGGAAGTTCAGCTAACTAAAAACAATTATAGTATAGCCGAACGGGGCGGAAAAGTCAAGGAAACACGGGGATTTCGCCCCGTTTTCCAATCTCGATGAAGATATTAAAGATAGGACAAAACCATGGCTATAAAGAGAAAGGAATACCGTTTCAGAAAGGGAGATATCCTGGACATAGAAGAATACCATGACGGGAAGTATGGAGATCCTGGAGGGAAGCGGTTAAAAAGAAGAAAAGCAACACAGGAAGATATGATCCGGGTAAATAAATGGAATAAAGAGAAGAGATGCCGTCAGAGGTTATTGTGTTATTTCTCACCGGGAGACCTATTACTCACCTGGACATACCGGGTGGAGGCAAGACCACCAGATATGGAGTCGGCCCTGAAGGATTTTCAGGCAGCACTTCGGAAGGTACGAAGGGAATACAAGAAAAGAGGGAAGTCCTTATTCTGGATCCGTAACATAGAGCGAGGAACAAAGGGAGCCTGGCACATCCACTTGATTGTGAATGAGATAGGAGATTCAGCCAGCATCGTAGAAAAGGCATGGACCAAGGGAGGAACATGGCTGACAGAAATCAAGAAATCAAAATTCTACGATGAAGATTTCACCAGTCTTGCCAGTTATATCACAAAAGACGAACATTCAGTAGAGACAAAAGCCGACGACACACCGGGAAAACCAAGACTCAGGGAAGTCAGTTACAACACTTCCAAGAATATGCCACTCCCAGAGCCTCACGTGGACAAGCTTGTAAGGTGGAAGAAAGAAGTCAAACCAAAGAAAGGCTATTACATAGCACGCATCTGGGAGGGCGTGAATCCGAAAACAGGCTACAAATACAGGAGAGTCACGCAAATACGATTGAACAGGAGGATTTAAAGTGAAAGTTGAAGTGAATGAGACACTTTTGAAAGAGTTTGGGCGCGTGTATAACGCCTGGAACAAGGAACATGGCATGGAGCCGGTGTTGGACACAAGAGCTTTAACAGATATGGCAATTGCGAAAGCGGTCATGGTCATGAGAGACCGCACCGAAGCAGATACGAAAAGAAAAAAATACATGGTGGACCGATATCGTGTAGAAGAATATTGCAATGTATACAACAAGAAGATTGAGCTGGAAGGAAAACCGGACATTTTAAAGTTTGAACCGTGTGAAGAGTTTGCAAATCACGCTATTTTAGTCGCAACAGAGCTTACAAGAGACAAGGTGAGAGAAATGGAGGAACAGGCATGTACAAAGTAGATATTTATCTCGCCCAAAGTACTGCCAGCCTTAGTAAAGACGAAAGGTGGCACGGTTACGTGGTCGCCTGCATCAAAAACGGCGAGGAAAAAACTGTAAACGGATTCGGGCATATATTCGGTACATATCACGAGGCGACATTAAGGTCATTGTCTGACGCACTGGACAGGCTTAATCAGAGCTGTGAAGTCCATATCCACACAGAAGACCGCTTCGTCATGAACATGCTCGGCACCCAGTTAGAGAAATGGGCGGGCAATAACTATTTGAATGCCAGGGGAGAGCCGATCAAGCACGCAGAGTTATGGGAAGAGGTCTATGTGCGTACAAGAGGGCAGTTAATTGTAGCAGAAGAAGGAAGACACAGCTATAGCGAATGGCTGGACACGGAAATGAAAAGGAGAAAAAGATTAATTCATAACACGGCGAGTTATGGGATCAAAATGGCAAAGGAGGATAAGGAGAATGTATGATATTTTCGGAAATATGGACTCCATAGAAGAAATCAATGCGTGCGCAGCGGGATTATTACAGGAAGGAGATGGTGAGAGAATTCTGGAACTGGCAGAAGAGAACGGAATCCCGGAAGTCTTTGCGCAGGATCTAATTGAAGGGAGCTCGACGGAACTGACAGACTGTATGAATGCAGCCATTGGAAAGTTGGACATTGAGGCAGCAGGATACAAAAATAATCAGATTCCGGTCGAGCCGATCTTGGACTACTTAAAAAGCCAGTGCATAGACGAGCACTTTGCGGTGTGTGTGCGACGCCGCACAAGATCCGTGGACGAATGCATGGAATTGATTGAGGACAAGTGCAAAAAGATCCAGAAGGATACTGGAAAGCACTATGTGGCAGACATGACAGTATTTGAGTGGGCAAGAGATTACTTCCTGGAGGCATGATATGAAAAAAAGCGAATTATTAAAGCTTCCAGCTATGAAAGCCACAAAAGAAATGTACGAAAAAGCATGGCTCGAAGAGGAGTATGATCGTTATCAACGCCCATCAGTCACCGGACCGAAATACAGAAAATTCTACAGAGCCAGAAAAAAACAAGGAATATTGGAAGTCGATGTATTTTACTACAGAGACTTAAGATTAAAGATATCTCGCCCAGCATTTCGGATATTTTTACATGATGGAAAATACGATACATACGAGACGATTGAAGGAAAGTGGCGCACAGCCACCATTGAGAACCTGCAGTTTGGAGTGAGTTACAACGACGGCGAGAGTGCTGCGTATCAGACATACTGGATTACAGAAAAAGACCGTAAAACTATAAAAGATTTTACAAAGAATGGAGAAGAGAGCCCGCATAGTGCAATCCTTGGGTGGCAGCAGTACGAAAAGCATCGGAAAGAAACGGATCGGATTGATGATGAGATGGCAATCATTCCAGAGATTCCGAAAGATTTTGAAGAATGGGCGAAAAAAGATTCCGTTCCGCAATATATGTATTATGAATCAGGAAAGAAAATAGGACGATGCACCTGTTGCGGAAAGACGCAGGAACTGTCCGGTCATAAGTACGGGCAGGAAGGGAAATGCAAATACTGCAAGAGAAAAGTTATCTACAAAACTTATAAAAAGAGCCCCAATATTAAGGATGAATCGGGCGCTGCACTGATTCAGAAAACTCCGGCCGGATTCGTGTTCCGGTACTTCCATGTATACCAGCGAATATGTGCAGGAGAAAGAACGGAATTTAACATCTACGAAAGTATAAGGATCACATACGATGACTTGTGGTATAGACGATACATTTATTCTTACCACAGATATAAGACCACGAATAAGGTGCGTTGGTGTAATGGATATGAGTTCGGAGGATATTATTGGGGAGGAAGAAAAGCAGAAGGAAAAGCAGTCCTATATCCGCGAAATTTAAAAAGGGCGCTAAAAGGAAGTAAATTGGAATACTCAGGATTACCGGAATTTGCACGCCAGAATATTCCATTTTACCAACAGAATTACATAGATATGGCAAAGGAATATCAGGGAATCGAAAAACTGGTAAAAGCAGGATATTACAATCTGACTGCAGACTGCATTGACAGAGGAAATCATGAACTACTTTCCTTGAGAGAAAAGAAATTAAGAAAAGTGCTGGGACTTCAAGGTGAATATTACAATCTCATCAAAAAGAAAGACCCATACATGAGCGAATATAGAGCACTGCATAACTGCCAGCAGGCAGGAATCCGGGTAACATGGGAACAGGTTCAGGAAATGTCTAAATTTGGCAGGGATTTCGCAATATACATGAGGCATACGACACCACATAAGATGCTTAGATATATCCGGGAAAATACCACAAGAAAATGGAATGACGGGGATAGACAGACAGTCACGGATTATCACGATTATCTACAGATGGCAGCAATCTTGGGATACAACATGGACGACCCATACGTATTATACCCAAAGAACTTAAAAGAACGTCATGATCAGCTCGTGCAAGAGCAGGAAGAAAGAAAAATAGAATTGCAGGGAAAGAAAGACGACCAAAAGGACGGAACGCTAAGAGAGATGATAAAAAGGCGTGGATGGAAAGCCTACGAAATGGAGACGGATGACCTGTTGATGAGATTACCAAAAAGAGTAAGAGAAATCAGGCAGGAAGGGCAGAATCAGCACCATTGTGTAGCGACTTATATAGACAGAATGGTATCCGGAAAGACCTGTATTCTTTTTATCAGAAAAAAGGAAGAACCGGAAGAGAGTTATTACACGGTCGAGGTCAGAGAGGGAGAAGTGATCCAGGTGCGAGGGAAGTACAATAAAGATCCGGGAGAAGATGTAAAAAAGTTTATGAATACATTCAAAAAGCGGATTCAAATGAGAAAGGCGGGATAATATGGATGAAATAAGAGCAATCGAGTCATTGGACGAGATGACAATACTCATAAAAGCACTATTAAACGATATAGCAGAGAGCTTTATATCGGTGGGATTTTATTTAAAAAAGACAGAACAGGACGAGCTGTATAAGCAGGCAGGATATAGGAACATTTGGGAATATGCCAAGGACACATTTGGAATAGGGCGTTCCACGGCAAGCCGATTCATGGACATCAACACAAAATACAGTATCGGAGGATTCTCACCGCAGATCGATGACAAATGGAGAGGATATGGCAGTAGTAAGCTTACAGAGATGTTGGGACTTCCGGAAGAAATCCAGGAAGCTATACCAACAGAAGCCACGGTCAAGGACATCCGGGAGGCAAAAGGGATTATCCGGGAAACAGAAGCACATTATGATGATCAGATGGAGCTGTGCGACATCGCACAGGAAGAACCGCAGGAAACAGACTGGATGGTGGAATTAGCAAGAGAGTATTTCAAGGATGGAAAAGAAGCATTTCAGAAGCTTCTCGACTGGGAGCGCAAGGATCCGGATGGATCAGACATAGCCAGAGAGCTTCTGGTTATCTTAAACCCGACAAAATTCAAAATGATTCGCTTAGAATATGCCAATGTCATGATGACTGAACATACTATCAAGGTTATGCCGTATCGAAATCATGGAGAAAATCAGGAATATGATTATATGGATTTTGCCAAAGGATTTGAGAAATTGTTCATCCAGGAGTATCCGGAAGACCTGAAGATGGCAGCAGGCGACCTGTATAAGAGAGTCTATGACGAATCGTTATACCAAGAAATGGAAACACAAGAAAAAATACCGGAAAAGAAACCGGAGAAAAAGGCGCCAGCTTCAGTAAAGACAGAAGCTCCGAAGAAATCGGAAGTAAAAAAAGAACCGCCGAAAGAGCCGGCACAGGAAGTCAAGAAAGAACCGGAAGAACAGATTCCGGGACAGACCGAAATTACGAAGGATTTTCCGGAATATTGTCCGGATAACATGGAAGTGCCGGCAGAGATTACGGAAGAGGAAGAAATCAAAAGGGCTTACGCCACGAGAAGATTATACATGGCATCAATCCCAGCGCAGGAAGCAGCAGAGTATATGGCGAAAGTTATGGATAAGAAAATGCGTTCCATGCGAGGTGTAAGTTTTGCAGCACTGGGAAAAGAGGAATTCTGGACAGAATTGCTCGAGGCGGAAGTGGATAAGAACGGAGAGGAGATTGAATGCGTAGAGCAATGTGCGAATTGATGTATCCAAAACCACAGAAAAAAAAGAAACGAAAGCACCACCCGGCGCCAATCGTAGAAACATATCCGGGTATTTGCTACCTGTGTGCCAAGGAAGAAGGCAACTGGAATTATCAGTACACAGAATGCCACCATGTAGTATTTGGAGGCGGAGGACGCACCAGAAGCGAAGAGAATGGTTTAAAAGTATATTTGTGCAGGAGACACCACAAGGAAGGCAAAGACGCTGTACATAATTGCCGTGCAACCCGTGAAAGGCTATGCGCCTATCTACAGGAAGCATACGAACAGGATCACACACGAGAGGAGTGGATGAATATTGCCTACAAAAATTACCTCTAGCCTTAGGAAAGACGAAAGCTCCCGGGATTTTTACAAGGGCGAATATGTGAAGTGCATTCTGATGGGAGAAGAGAAAGAACGCATGGGAATCGTGTTCGAAAAAGAATACCTGGCAGATACCGTCACAGTATGGCTGGAAGATACGGGAGAATTTGCAGTACTACCAACGAAAAGAGTAAGAAAAATACAGCACCAATAGTGTATCACAGTCACTATCAACCATAGATTCCCTCCGGCCGGTGGAGCCGGAGGAGAAAGGAGCAAGTAACATAGGACTAAAAGAAATATTCGGAGTACAAGAAAGCTATAAGTTGCCAGAAATAATCATGGACACATTATTATCCGATCAAGCAGAAGACATTATAAGAAAAATAAAGAATGAAGATATAGATATCCGAGACACGTTTCAGGAAGAACAGGGAGACAGAAAAGAATTAAAGCAAGACTTCACACCGGATTGCATTTGCAATTTGGTAGCAAAATTAACAGAAAAAGGGAACTGCATTGATATGTGTTCAGGAACAGGAGTGCTGAGCAAGGCAGTAGCGAAAGAAAACGGAACACAGGTGGAAGAGTATGAGTATAGCACAAGGACAATACCTTTTGCGCTATTAGATGCTTGTGTAAATGGATTAGAAGGAAATATAAGTCATGCAGATTGCCTAAGAAACGCGGCGTGGGAAACATACGCCGTAAAACAGGTAGGAGATATAAGCATCCCCAAAAAGACAGAAAAAAGAGAGATGGGAATGTACGACAATGTAATCATGAACCCACCGTATTCCATGAAATTTCCAGATGCAGAAGAATATCAAATAATGGGTTTTACAATACCAAAAGCCAAGGCAGATTATGGATTCTTGCTAAGAGGCATTGAACGCATGAAAGGAAGATTGATTGCAATCTTGCCACATGGTGTACTTTTTCGCGGAGCCGGAGAAGGGAAGATAAGGGAACATCTGATAAAGAACAAGCTGATCAGCGCGGTAATTGGTTTGCCGGACAAATTATTTCTAAACACAAACATCCCAGTCTGCTTGGTGATTATAGAAAAGGAATCACCAGATATTTTATTCATAGATGCAAGTAAGGAATTTGTAAAAAAAATCAGCACAAAACGATATGGCAGATGGTCAGGTAACGAAGATCGTAGAGGCGTTCAAAAAAAGAAAAGACATAGATAAATACGCTCATGTAGCCGAATATAAAGAAGTCCAGAAGAATGATTACAACCTAAATATTCCGAGATACGTGGATTCTTTTGAGGAAGAACAACTTCCGAATATTGAAACGATACTGAATAACCTAAAAGAAATTGACAGCGAAGAAGAAAAAACGCGCAAAGCGCTATATGAAATGCTGGGAGATTTAACAGGGAGAGAGGAAGATATGATACATATAAAAAAACATAGAAATATTATAAGACCGAAGCGGACAAAAAAAGAGCTTACGGAACAAATGGAACTGGGTGATATATTTGCAGATGCATTGTAAAGAAGTGCTAATAACAGAGCTGTGTAATATAGAAAGAGCGGAAGCGGGGAAAATATACAAGGCTGGGACCTGCTACATAAAATTAAGTGCTGTAGATGAGTTAGTAGGACAAATAAAAGAAGCAGGGGTAATCGACAATAGATATGCAGTAATGGAGCCAATCACAGAAATGAACACGGATTACATGTATATCGCAATCGCCAGGAGCTTTCCGAAATTCTTAAGAAGGTACAGGACAACCATAAACCTGCAGTTTCAGGCTTTGAAAAATTTCACAGTAATATGGCACGAAGATGAAAAAGAACAACAGTATGTAGTGGAAACGATGAAAAAAATACAAAAAGAGATTGATCTTGTAGAGAAGCAGATAGAAGACGAAAAAGAACTAAAAAGATGGTATCTCAGAAAAATGATGACATAGGAGGGAGAAGGAATGAATGAGGTGTATGCCGTAGATTTCGACGGCACGTTAAACACAGCAGAATATCCGAAGCTAGGAGAGCCAAACACAGAACTATTCCAGTTCCTGATTAAACGGCAGCAGTCCGGAGATAAAATTATACTCTGGACATGCAGGGAGGGAGACCTATTGCAGGAAGCAGTCATATACTGCAGGGCGAATGGATTGGAGTTTGATGCAGTCAATGACAATATTCCAGAAAATAAGAACAAATATAAGAACAACTGTCGGAAGGTCTATGCAGATTATTATATTGACGACCGGAACAAGATGATTGTAGCAAGGAGGCGCAGAAAGAAATGTGGACCATTAAATCGGACGAATGTCTGGAATTATATCAAGAAGACGAAAAAATCGCAGCATTGATCTGGGATGAAGTGGAGCTGCGCTGGGGGTTATGGTATCGAATAAGCATATTTCAAAGACTTTCATGTATTGGAGAAATGGAAGGCTTCGGGAAGTTAGACATTGAATCGGTACAGATGGCAGCAGTCGAGACCATTATAGACTACTGCAAGAGACAAGCAGATAAATGGGAAGGACGCGCAGAGGATATGGAGGCGATGCTATGAAGTGGATACGGGAAAGCATGACGCAGATTGACCTTGTAGATGGAGGGAAAAAGCTTGCCTATATCGTATACAAAAACTTCCGGTGGCTTCTCTACGAAGGCGGTGAAGAGTGGAGCATAGATTTGAAAATCTATGAACAACACCAGGTAGAAGTAGCGCAGATGGCAGCAGTTGAGGAACTGATCCGGTACCATGCTGAGAAAGCCAAGTTATTCCGGAAAGCGAGAAAGGAGATGCTGCATGAAAGAATATGACAAAGAGCTATTAAGGTCACTGGTAGAACAGGGGCTGACCAATAGAAAGATAGCAGAAAAGATGGGGCTCACCCAGACGCAGGTACAATATAGAATTACGGCAGACGGATTAGTCGGAATTCGAAGAGAGGGCGGAGACCCAACACAGAGAAAGCCGCGGGAACCAAAGCCAAAACCCAAAGAAGAAACCAAAGGCTCAAACGGTGACAGAAAAAAATGCAAGACCTGTAAATGGCGTGCAAGATATCCCGTCAGCTTCTGTAATTACGGAGCATTCCATAAATTTTCCAGAAGCCATTACTGCTCGGCAGATAATTGCACTGTCTACGAAAAAGGCAAGCCAATGAAAGAAAAACCAAGTTAAGAAAGGAGAAAAAAATGCAAGGATATATATGTGGAATTGCTGACAATAGTAGAATAAACTATTGTCCATTATGCAGAGCAGCGCTGAAAACAAACGCATACTACGGAGATGGAACCGTAGTATGTGACGAATGCGACTTTTATTTTGCAGTTATAGAATGCGAGGAAAAGGAACATGACGAAGACTTACAGAATCATGAACGAGTCGGTATACGGAAGATTACAGCAGAATTACTTGAAGCATCAGAAAAGAAAGCGCCAGCCATATCTGATCGCTTAGATAAAATGCTTCAGGATGCAATCGGAAAATAACATAGTAGAGTAACAATAACATTTCCGGGGTGTTTTGGAAAACCACGCTTATATAGGGACATGCAGGGAAACAAAGGCAAATTACCCAGAAAATAAACAAAAACGGACGAAAATACCACAAAAACACCACGGAGCTATCAAAATGCTACCATTAAGCTCCCCGGAGCGTTTAAAAAGGTACTATCAAGGAAAGAAGACAGAAATGGCTTGCAAATATGCAAAAAGAACGGACCATGGTTGGGAATGCACTAATGCGAAGGAACCATGCAGATATCCTATTCCAGACCGGAGCCTGTGCTCGGAAGGATACAAATGGATTAAAGACATAGGAAGGCGGATAAAAGAACGTGAGATTGATGCAGAATCATTACTATAGCAAATCAGCGATAGATATTATGAAAGGAGAAAAAGTAGATGGGATATCTTAGAAAAGACATGGTAATTGATGCATTAAAAGAAGATATGGAAGATACCAAAAAGTGTTATGAAGGCTATCAGGAAAAGGAATTAGTTGAATTTTGCTATAACTGCATGGAACGCGTAATAGACAGATTACCGCAGTATTACCCGGAAAATGTAGTAGAAGAGACAAGATGGATTCCATGCAGCGAGAGGTTGCCAGAGAATGCAATGAATGTAATAGCACAATTTTCAAGTGGCACAGTGACAGAATTAAGATATGCAGGAAATGGTATTTTTGAAGGAATCTATGATTATTCAACGAAAGTAATTATTGCCTGGATGCCATTGCCGGAACCGTATAAGGAGGGAGAAGATGAATAATCAACAAGCAATAGATAGATTGGTGAAACATCTTGAATGGGGCTGGTCTCCGGAAAAAGTAGAAGCTATTGGAATGGGGATACATGCACTGAAAGAAACTCAGTGGATTCCATGCAGTGAAAGATTGCCGAAAACTGGAGAATATGTATTGATATCATGCGAAGGCTTTAGCACTCTAGGCGTCGGAAAATACGAGGAAGACGATATTGGAGGAACATTCTATCTTAACGAAGACATACAATGTGAAGACTTCGGAATAGCCGTAGAAGCTTGGAGACCACTTCCAGAACCATATAAGGAGCAAGAAAATGGATAACATAAAAAGAAATGGAGCCGGTTATTACGACCCAACAGCATTTCAAGCTATCAAAAATACAGAGAAGGGAGCAAAAAAAACAATGGAAATATATAGAGGAGACATATTCTACATCAAAAAAATAAATCAGGACACAGGTAGACCGGCGGTTATCGTGTCGAACAACGACATTAACGAAAGCCAGAACATGGTAGAAGTGGCATATCTGGTAGAAAAGCCAAATGAATCACTGCCAACACACGCAAAAGTAAGATGCCATCTACCATCTACGGCGCTCTGCGAGCAGGTTGTGAGTGTCAGCAAAGACAGAATTGACGGATTCATACGCACCTGTACGGACGAGGAAATAGAGAAAATTAACAAGGGGTTATCCATATCACTCGGAATAACAGAAAGCGACGACACTATGGCAGAAAAGCTGAAAGAGCTGACAGATTCTCTGAGTGAGGCACAGAGAATAAATGATGGACTTCGAAACAGAATTAAGGAAGAGACTGATAAACAGCAGGAATTAGAAAAACAATTATCACAGATAGAGACAGAAAACACAGACGAAACCATCAAAGTCGCGGCAGAAAGAGACATATACAAAGACTTATACATGAAATTAACAGAAAAGCTTATAGGAGATAAGATTTAGGAGGATGCAATGGACAAGAAAGAATATGACGAAATAGAAGAACAGGAACAGCCAGAAGAACAGCCGGAAGGCTGGAAAGCAAGAATGCTTGAAAAATTCCAAAAAAGAGTATAACGACTGCGGCAGCAGTCAAAAGGGTGAGTGTACATTGACAATAAAAAAATAAACAGTAGACCGTCCGGCAAGACACTATATCTACTGTTCATTCACCTAAGAGCATTATACCATAATGCCTCTTAGGAAACAAGGAGGACTATTATGTATAATGCCAATATCAAAACCGAAATTATTAATAATATCATCTTCGAGATGTCCGGATATGTAGACAACACCACACTGGATATCATGCAGAAAGTTATTGAAAAACAGTTGGTAGCCGTGAACATGGAAGAAATCACCAACTTACCGGCAGAAATCCGAACATCAACAGAAGAACAGAACCGTTATTATATCTCGCTGATGATGATAAAGAAAAAGAATTTGCGCCCAGAAACTAAGGAGCAGTATCGCGATGCAATCATGCGTCTTACCAGCGTGATTGAGAAACCGCTCAACAAGATGGACGAGATTGACATTGACAGTTATCTCGACTGGTATGAGAAGCGCAACGTGGCAGCAGGAGGCAAGAAGAACCAGGCGTCCACTTGCAACAACGAGCGCCGGTATTTATCGGCCTTTTTCACCTGGATGCGGAAAGAAAAATTCATGTCCTACAATCCTGTGGAATCAACGGAGCCGATGAAGGAAGTGGTGAAACCAATTGATTACTTCCGACCGGCGCAGATCGAACAGCTTCGGGAAGGTTGCGTCTCATTAAGAGACAGAGCCATCATCGAAGTGCTCCGAAGTACTGGAGCACGCGTTGGAGAAATTCCGCAGATTAACATCGATCACGTAGACTGGGCGACCGGAGACATTATGATTATGAGTGAAAAGTCCTGCAAGTATCGCCTGTTATATCTGGACGAAGTAGCCAGGTATCACCTGAAGAAATACTTGGACAGTCGAACCGATGACAACGAGGCCCTGTTCGTGTGGGAGAAAGCGCCATATAACCGCTTGAAAAAGAGCGGTATCAGAAATGCCATGAAGGAAGTCGGCAAGAACATGGACTGTAAAGTCTACCCACACAAACTCAGAAAGACTCTCGGAGTCAACTTGAAAGACAAAGGAACAGATATCGGAATCATTCAGGAAGTGATGGGACACGCCAACCCGACCGTGACCAGTCGTTATTATGCACAGATAAGTCCAGAGGCAATGAGAGATGTAAGACGAAGAACAGCATAGGAGGGAGTATATGCCGGACACAAGACCGATTAACAAAAAGAAATATAATATCTCCAAACATAGATTCCTAGAACTAAAGCATCACTGCATGCAGTATCAGGAATGGAGAAGAGAACTTGCCGCGCTCACAGATACCGTCAAGGCAATTGAGTATGGCAAGGAAGGACAGGGAAGTCCACCGCAGGGCAGTGCTACGGAACAGTTAGCAATCAAGAGAATGGAACTTGAACAGAAATGTAAGATTATTGAGCAGACTGCCGTTGAGACAGATGCAGAGTTATATAAGTGGATCCTGGAAGGAGTCACCAGTGATTATGCCAAATATCGGTATCTGAGAGATGCCAGGGGTATGCCATGTGGAGATCAGAAATATTACAGAACCAGAAGAAAGTTTTATTGGCTGTTAGATAAAAAAATATAAAAACATCACCACTCACGGGACAGTATTTCATGTTAATATGATAGCGTCCAAAAGATGAGATCAGACGAATCACAAAGGACTCCTTAGAATTTCACGCATCAGAGCGTGGCCTAATCACGCTCTGATAAAAAGAAGAATGGAAGAGTACAACAGAAGAGAATGAACAGTGGCAGCAGTCAATTGATTGCTGCCATTTGATTTGGGAGGGAATATGCTAGTTACATGTAAAAACACATGCTGTAAATATTATTACCAACTCAAGAAAGGGCAGCACTGTCCGGCAGAAGAAGGATGTCCCGGATACACAACAAACAAAAGAAAAGCGAACAGCAAGATACCGAAGTGCAAGGAATGTGAGTACTGCAAAAGGATCACTACTAATGATGGAAAGGAATATCATTATGCTTGCACATATATGAACAGGAACAAGGTAATTCTCTTTGCAGAAAAGAGAAAGTGTGATTGTAGAGTAATGTAGCAGGAGGGTGCGAAAGGCAAGCACACCGGTGTTAGTAGCCGGAGGAAGCAGGTTCGATCCCTGCTCCTGCAATCGTGCGACGTCGCAAAAGAATATGGCAGAGTGGACGAAAGAAAAGATAAAACAATTGATAGCGGAAGATAAGCTGTATAGATTTTATAAGAGTAGAGAGTGGAAGGAACTGAAAGAGAAAGTACTGAAGGAATTCCATAATGAATGCCTATGGTGCAGAGAAAAGGGAATCATATCCAAAGCAGAAGAGGTACATCATATACAGTATGTTAAGAAGCACCCAGAGCTTGCGCTGTGTGAGTACTATGACTACAGAGGGCAGAGATACAGGAACCTTGTGCCGCTCTGCCACGACTGTCACGACAGAGCACATGAACGAATGAAGTATAAGAAAAAGAAACAGGTGAATGAAGAACGTTGGTAAAAGTTGGAGACTATGTCGTGTTCACTGGACACGGATACAGGAGAGCAATTGAATACAAGTATGACAGAGTGTTCGGGAGCTCACCACACCGAGTGGCAGAGGTGCGAACGTCCTGTTGCAACCGATTCCTGGTACTTGATGATGTGATTGGAATGTACAGCGAGATTTTTTTCACTAAAACAGACCCCCCTACCCCCATATACCCTAATTTTCGTGGGGGAGCTTACAACGGGTAGGGGGCAAGACTAAACCGCGCTGAGTCGCGCATGATAAAAAAATAAAAAAGTTGGTGTCAAGATGGAAAAGACAAAAAAGCCGACAAAGGCGCAAATTAAGGCTTCGCTAATAAAGCAGCTAGAAGCAAAAGGCGCGAATGTAGCTCATTTTATGGATCTTATTTATGACTATATGTCGCTATATGATATAAAAAAAGACCTCCAAAAAGATGTAAAAGAGAGGGGAGTAGCCTATGAGACAACCTCCGCGAATGGCTATCCGATCATTAAACAGAATCAATCTGTAAAGGATTTGGTAGCGGTGGAAAAGCAGATGCTTCAGCTCCTGAAAGAAATGGGGTTGACGACTGATGAACCGACCGGAAATGAAATGATAGATGAAGATCTGTAAGCAGATAGATGAATATATCGCATTCGTGCGAAGTGACGAAGCAGTTGTGTGCAAAGAACAACTGCTTCTTTGCGACTTTGTGGAAAAAGTATTTGCGGAGGAAGACGTATATGTAGACGAAAAGCAATTAGAAAGATATCTGGGATTACAAAAGCATTTCCCATATAAGTTATTGCCATGGGAACAATTTTGCTTTGCACTTCACAATTGCGTATACAGGAGAGACGGACAATTACGCTTTCCTGTACTTGTAATTTTGGTGGGAAGAGGGGCTGGGAAAAATGGATATCTTGCATTTGAAGATTTTGCATTGATGACACCGATCAATGGCGTGAAATATTATCACATAGACATGTTCGCGACATCAGAAGATCAGGCAAAAGCGACATTTGAAGATATTTACAATATTCTGGAAGATAAAAAAGATTATTTCAAAAACTATTTTAAATGGAATTTGGAGTGTATCACAAACATAAATACAGGTTCAAAATTAAAATATCATACACGAGCTCCGGGGACAAAAGATGGAGGACGCCCAGGAAAGGTTGATTTTGATGAGTATCACGCTTATGAAAATTACAAATTGATAGAGGTAGCTACCGGAGGACTTGGAAAAAAACAGTTTCCGAGAAGAACAATCATCACAACACAGGGAGACGTAAGAGACGGTCCGCTGGATCAGTTGATAGATACATGCCTGGAGATTTTAAAGGGAGAATTGCCGGACAACGGAACACTACCTTTTATTTGCTGGCTAGATGATCCGGAAGAAGTACACACGGAAAAAATGTGGAACAAAGCAAATCCATCACTACGATTCTTTCCAAACCTGCTTTATGAAATGAAATTGGAGTATGTGGATTACAAAAGAGATCCAGTTACTCACACAGCGTTTATGACAAAACGAATGAACAGACCGCCTGGAGAAACACAGTATTGCGTGACAGATTGGAATAATCTGGTGAAAGCCACGCGGGAGCTTCCAGACTTAAAGGGATATTCTTGCGTAGCCGGAATTGACTTTTCGAAAACAGATGACTTTGTAGTGGCAGGACTTCTGTTCAAGGTAGGTGACCAAAGATACTGGCTGCATCATACATGGGTATGCACAAAATCAAGAGATTTGCCAAGAATCCGCTATCCACTGAAAGAAGCGGAAGAAGCGGGAGTATTAACCATGGTAAATGATGTAGAAATATCACCAAAGTTAATCGTAGAGTGGCTAAAAGAAATGGCGAAGCTCTACATCATAGAAGGGGTGGTAATGGACAATTTCAGACAAACGTTATTCCGAGATGAGTTGAAAAAGATAGGATTTTCTTATGAGAAGAAAAACCTGAAGCTGATCAGACCGAGTGACATCATGAAAGTTGCGCCGGTAATCGGATACGTACTATCGAAAGAATTGATCGCATGGGGAACATGCCCGATCATGCGTTGGTACGTGTGGAACGTAAAGGCAGTCACGGACAAAAAAGGGAATGTTGACTATCAAAAAATAGAGCCAAGGTCCAGAAAAACAGATGGAGCAATGGCGTGGGTAGCAGCAATGACATGGGAGGATATTATAAAGCAGCGCCCAGTAACTGGACGAAGGAGGATAAACACAGTATGTTAGGAGGCAAAATGTGGGATTAGGAAATTACTTGTCGAAGTGGATTGGAAAAATAAAAATAAGTTCAGAACAGACAGTAGTGATAGATATCCCGGCAACAATCTATTACGAGGAACTGGCAATATACACAGCACAGTCATATCTTGCGAATGCAATCAGCATGTGTGAGATGCGCGTTTTTTCGAAGGGAAAGCCGGTGAAAAATGAAGACTATTATCTGTTAAATGTGTCGCCGAACAAAAATGAAAATAGCAATTACTTCTGGCACAAGGTAATACGGAAGATGATCCGCGAAGAGAAAGGCGCGCTGGTAGTAGAAATCAACGGCGAGTTACACTGTGCAGAGGATTTTTCAGTGTTAGAGGAACGGCCAATACTGGGAAATATATACGGTGGAGTGGTGCTGGCCGGAGGACTGCAGCTGAATAAAATATTCACAGCACAGGAAGTATATCTGTTCAAGATGGAAGATGAATGCGTAAAAGGACTGATAGACGGAATGTACCAGGAATACGGGAAACTGCTGGAGACAGCGGCAAGAACATTCCGAGATACGAACGGACGAAAGTTCAAGTTTAAAGTAAATTCGCTGAAGGCAGGAGACGAAGAATTTGCAAAAGATTTTTCGGAGATTATCTCAAAAAACATTAAAGCTTACATGGAAAATGAATATGCGACATACGTGGAGTATGAAGGAGAGGAATTAACAGAAGAGTCCTCGAACAAACCGCAAAAATCATCAGAAGATTTTATTAGCATCAGAAAAGACATTTTTGAGGTCGTGGGACAGGCATTCAAAATCCCAGCTTCCATGATGCTAGGAAGCGTCACGAATGTAAAAGATGTATTAGATATTTTTCTGACATTTGCAGTTGACCCGTTGGCAAACACAATATCGGAGGTCCTAAACAAAAGAGCGACAGCCTATGAATACACAAAAGGCAATTATTACAAATGCTATAGCGGAAGAATCAAACACAGAGATCTGTTTGATTCAGCGGCAAATGTAGAAAAAATTGTTGGATCATCGGTATTAAACACAGATGAAGTAAGAGAGGAGTTGGAACTGATGCCATTAGATACAGAATGGAGCAAGCAGTACAGAATCACAAAGAACTTCCAAAATGTGGAAGACGCAACAGAAAATGTGGAAGGAGGTGAGAACGATGGGTAAAATCGGAGGAATTTGCTATGCATACCAAAAAGTCGGAACAGTACATAAGCTATATCTGTACGATGAGGTAAAGGCGAAAGGAGATTTCAATTGGGAAACGTACAAGTACGATGACGCAGAGACATCGGCAAAACATTTCCAGGAAATCTTAGAACAGGTCGGAGATGGAGATACAATTGAATTATATATCAATTCAGATGGCGGTTCAGTAAAAGAAGGAACCGCTATTTTTACGCAGTTAAAGCGGTGCAAAGCTTATAAGACTGGTTATGTAGACGGAGTGGCAAATAGTATTGCAGCCACAATCTTACAGGCATGTGACCACAGAGTCATGGGAGAAGGTACAGGAATGATCCTGCACAACATGTGGACGGTAGCAGTCGGAAGCGCGGATGATCTCAGAAATGAGGCAGACAAGCTTGACGCTTGGATGAAAGCTTCCAGAGCCTTGTTCGTGCAGAGATGCGAAGGCAAAGTCACAGAAGAAAAGATAAAAGAAGTCATGGACAAGGAGACACTTCTTGGTCCAGATGATGCTCTTGAGCTTGGAGTCATTGATGAGATTGCCGGACGCACATCTATAGCAGTAGATGAAGCGATGCAGTCAACAAAAAAAATCAATGAGATGAAAGACAAGATCAAGCAGTCCAATTTTGCGGACCAGCTAAAAGAATTTGAAGAACTGGTAAAACCGGAAGAGCAGGAAGACGATGTCTCTATGGAGACATTTTTCAATATGTTTTCATTATAGGAGGAAAAAAGATGTTAGGAAATGTAACAGATGTAGCACAGAAAGAAGCAGTAGCAGCGCTTCAGAAGGCACTCCAGAGCGGAGATGTAGAAGGAGCGGGAAAGGCGTGGCAGCAGGTCATCAATTCTATTTCGGAAAAGGTAAAAACAGATTGCGAGATGTACAACACCAATCAGAAGGTGCTTGCACAGCGCGGATATAGAATGCTGACTACAGAAGAGACAGAGTTCTATCAGAAGCTCGTAAAAGCGGAAAAAGAGAGTAATGCACGGCAGGCATTCACGGATCTTATTACAACAAATGGCGGAATGCCAGAGACGATCATCGAGGATGTCTACAGAGAATTAACAGAGGAACACCCACTTTTAAATAAAATTACATTCCAGAACGTGAAGTATCTGACCAGATGGATTTTGAGTGACCATACAAAGCAGAGCGCAGCGTGGGGAAATATCAATGATGAAATTAAGCAGCAGATCACATCAGGCTTCAAAGAGATTGAAGTGACTTTATATAAGTTAAGTGCTTACGCGTTTATTCCGCAGGACATGTTAGACTTAGGACCTTCCTATCTCGATAATTACATCAGAACCATTCTGAAAGAAGCACTCTATGTAGCACTGGAGAAAGCAATTATCTGTGGATCAGGAAAAAATGAGCCGATCGGATTAAACAGAGATATCCACGAGGGCGTAAATTTCAACTCTTCTACCGGATATCCGGAGAAGACACCGATTAAGGTTACCAGCTTCATGCCGAAAGAATACGGTCCGGTTGTAGCAAAACTTGCAACGACAGAAAGCGGAAGGCTTAGAGCATTTGACGAAGTGCTCCTGATCTGCAACCAGATTGATTATCTGACCAAAATTATGCCGGCAACTACGGTCATGACAGCAGCAGGAACTTATGCGAAAGACTTATTCCCGTTCCCAACAGAGGTCGTAAGATCGAATGAGGTCAAGACAGGTCAGGCTATCCTCTGCCTGCCGGAAGAGTATTTCATGGGAATCGGAGGAAACAAAGATGGAAACATCGAAAAAGACGATTCTACAAAATTCATTGAAGATGCGAGAGTATACAAAATTAAAATGCATGGAAATGGTCGCCCTTGGGATAATACGGTCGCAATTGTGCTGGATATCTCAGCACTGGATCCTGCTTACTTCGTAGTCAGAAACGACGCTGATGTATTAAAAGCGTAAGAAATATGACAGAAGAGCAGATAGGAACTCTTGTAGAGCTTGCAAAAAATAAATGCAAAATCAGTTGGTCGAAAGAACAGACAAATAAACAGATAACCGGAATTGTAGAAGATGCAGTTCCGGTTATCACGCATTTGCTTGGCATAAAAGAGGAAGATGAAAGCGACCTGTTATCACCAGGATTAACAAGGGGATTGTTTTTGGAATATTGCCTGTATCGTTGGAGCAACCAGGCAAATGAATTCACTGTGAATTATAGACGGGAAATCTTGACACAAAGGCACAGATACGAGGTGAAATATGGCAAGGAAGAAACAGAAGAGCTACAGTGATGGAATTGCAGAGTTCTACAGAAAAAAAGACCCGGAGAGCAATGTAAAAAGCCTGGATGATTTAGAACATCTGGGCTTTCTGTATTATACGGAAAAGTCGAACCGGCAGCAGGACGTAGAATTTGCGCAACAGTTAGGAACAACACTCTCGCTTAAAATCGCAACTCCGGATGACGGGAACATGGACAGTTCAAGAAACGTGGTAATAGGAGACACGATCTATGCGATTATCTACATCGACAGGTCGAGAGTGGAGCAGGAATTGTATTTTTATCTAGAAGAGGTGAGAAAGATTGAATAAAAAAATCAAAGAAGCCTTACAGGGGATAGAACCTAAAGTATTCTATGGAATAGGGCGATTCCAGAACCGGAACAACTGGGACTGCATCGTGTATGGACGCAGAAGAAAAGGAAAGACAGAAAGCGGCGCTGGCGAAAATATCCGATATTTTGTAGCGATTGTAAAAGAAGAGGAAATTCCAGAAGGAATGGAAGAAAATATATCGCAAGCTATGAAAAAGCTGGGATTCAAACAGTCAAATACAGAGACAACTTATGATTATGTAGAAAAATCCGGTGAGACAATGGTTGAAATTGCGACCATGGAATTTTCCAAAGTAGAAAAAAGGTGCAGGGTATGAGCTATTTCTATTTAGACGCCAAAGAATTCGAACGTGTTGTAGATGCGATTTCCAAGTTTTCTGACGGGGCGGTGGCAGAGAGGATTATTAATGATTACCTCCACACAGAAGGAGGACGGATCATCAAAGAGAACATTCAGAAGATTCTCCCTGTATCCGGAAGAACGTGGAACGGAAAGAAAACGGCTGCTTCACAGACAGATCCATTCACGCTAAAGGAAGAGAACCTCGCAGTAATCGTAAAAACAAAAGGACCGTATCACTATCTGTATTTCCCAGATGATGGATCGAATACGCAGCATCATTTTGGAAATCAGCAGTTCATGTTCGACGGGGCAAATGCAAGCGAAGACAAAATTGTAAATGAAGTTATAGACGAATTAGTAAAAAGATTGGAGGAAATATAATGGCAGGAATCACAAATGTGGATTTTTCAGAATATGAAATTGCAGAGCTGGGAATCAGAATATCTCCGGCGGAAAAAGCAGATATTTTGAAATGCGTGGGAAAACTGGAAGAGGAGCTTACGAGCAAGACCGTACAGAAAAAATGTGGCTCGAAAGTAATAAAAACAAGAACAAAAGGAACGGGATCCGGAACGCTGAAATTTTCGGCATACGTGCCACAGGACATGCTTGTTGATATGCATGGGATGAGCAGGAAAGACCTGAAAGACGGAATCGTGGCATACGGACAAAACTCTTTACATGCAGTGGCATGTATTACAGCTAAAATCCTGAATGAGGATGGAGATGTGAAGTATAAGGCTTATACAAATTGTACAATCACAAATGGACTTAGCAGGACTGTGGATAATGACACAGAAGACGTAGCCATGTTAGAACTCGAAATAGCAGTAATGCCAGATGAGAATGGAGAAGGCATGTACGAAGCTGTAGAGACAGATCTGCAGGACGCGACGGTAAAAACAAAGTGGATGGAAGAATTTTCGAGAGAACTTGCTGAGCTTAACGCATAGGAGGGAATTATGAAAGCAAAAGTAAAGATTAGATTCAGAGACAAATACACACACAATTTACACTTGGCAGGAGAAATCATTGAAGTGAGTGAAGAACGCTACGAGGAGATTGAAAAAGTGCGGGAAGGCATTTTGGAGCCGTTGGAGCCGGTTCCAGAAGAAAAGCAGAAAGAGGATCAGGAGGAAACGCCAGGAGCAGAGCACTATACCAAAAGCGAGCTGAAGAAAATGAGCGTAGAAGAACTGAAAAAGCTTGCGGAAGAAAAAGGCGTAAGCACTGAAGGTAAGAAAGATGAAATTATCGAAAGAATTGTAGAACTGGAGGAAAACGATGCGCAGTAAGGACGTATTCAATTTCCAGGAATATGAAATGGCAGACGGGGAGTTTGTGACAATGTCCACAGCTCCCATTTTGCTGTTGAGCCTGAGAAATAAAAATAAAAAGGCATATGAAAAGATCAGTAAAGTCCTGGTAAAAGGAGTAAACGAAAAAGATGTCATGGAAGTGTATGAGTTCATGCATTCGGCATACTTGAATGCCAATCAGGATGAAGAGGAAGAGAATTTGATGAAATTCACGGAATTCATTGAAAATGCAAACCCAGATTACATGAAAAATGTAAATGTAGTACAGGAAATGATCTCACCGTCAAAAAAGCAGGATTCAGAACAGCCTTCAGAAGAGCAACAGTAGGAAAAAGCAAAAATACACTGAGGCTTCCGAGATTTGAAATTGAGGAAGTGGAAGATATGTATACCTATTATGTAATTATCAACGGAATCAGCGAAGAGCTGTTCTGGAACTCTGAGTACAACGTATTATTAACGATATTGGAAGATAAACACGCTTACATGAGTTGGAAAAACTACATGGAAGAAAAGATGATAGAAAGAGGGTGATCTACTAGCCAACAGAGAAGCAAGCGTAACATTTCGCGCGAAAACAACGGATTTTACGGCCGGAATCAAACAGGCTGACGCAAGTTTGAAGCAGCTCCGGGCGGAATTAAAATTAAATGAAACTCAGATGAAAGGCACAGGCACGTCTGTGGATGCTCTGGAACAGAGAGAAAAGCTTCTGAAGCAGGAATTACAGGCAAGTGGAGACAAGGTCACTTTTTTGAGCGACAAATTACGTGTCGCAAAAGAGGTATTCGGAGAAAACTCCATAGAAGCAAGCAACTGGAGTGCAAAGCTTGCAGACGCGAAGCGCGTACAGGAGACGATTGCACAGGAGCTATCCAGCACAACAGGGAAACTGGACGAGCAAAAAGAAGCAGAATCTGAGTTGAGCCAGGAGGCACTTGAAGCAGCTGAGAAGTTAAAAAAACAGGCTGAGGCAGAAGCGCAGCTTCAGAGCGCTGTTGAACAGGCTGATCAGAAAATAAAGCAGCTCGATCAGGAATTGGAGCTTAATCAGACAAAACTGGACGGATCTGAAAACAAGACCAGTTTACTGAGGGATAGACAGGTATTACTTGCAAATCAGTCACAGATTGTTGCACAAAAAACAGCAACACTTCAAAGTGCGCTGGATGCGTGTTCTCAGGAAGTTGGAGAAAATTCAGAAAAGTACAATGAATTGAAGTCCAGCCTTGTAGAAGCACAGACACAGCAGGCGGCAATCCAAAATGAGATTCGAAATACCACAAAAGAACTGAGCGAACAAAAAAGCGCGGTTCAGACTTTTGGAGAAGGACTTGGAAAATTCGGCGAAGGAACGGAAAAGGTCGGGCAGAGCTTAAGGGCAGTCAGTACCACAGCGGCCGGAGCCTTAACAGGAGCAGCCGCTTCTGCAATTACATTCGAAGATGCATTTGCGGGTGTAAAAAAGACTTCCGATGAAGTCTATAATGCAAATGGTCAGTGCGTCTACAGCTATCAGCAATTAGAAGATGGAATCCGAAATATGGCAAAGGAGATACCAGCATCTACCACAGAGATTGCATCGGTGGCTGAGACTGCAGGGCAACTTGGCATTAAGACACAAGACGTACTGGGATTCACCCGCGTCATGATCGATATGGGAAATTCTACGAACCTGGCAGCAGACGACGCGGCAACAGCAATCGCGAAGTTTGCAAATGTTACAGGATTAGCAGCAGACCAATCTATGTCAGCGGAGGAAAAGTACTCGAAAATGGGAAGCACTATTGTTGACCTTGGAAATAATTACGCAACAACGGAAGCGGACATTATGAACATGGCGACGAATCTAGCATCTGCAGGAGCACAGGTCGGCATGTCAGAATCAGACATCCTGGCACTGGCTACAGCACTATCTTCTGTAGGAATGGAAGCACAGGCTGGAGGTACAGCATTTTCAAAAGCTATGGTACAGATGCAGCTCGACGTAGAGACAAATAGCGAGGGATTAAAAGACTGGGCTAATGTGGCAGGAATGAGTGTGGACGAGTTCTCCACATTGTTCCGGGAAGACGCCACGGGTGCCCTGGAAGCGTTTATCACAGGACTTTCACAGTGCGGAGGAGAAACGGACTCAGCCATTAAAGTTCTGGACGATATGGGAATCACAGAGACCAGAATGCGAGATGCATTGTTAAGATCCGCAAATGCAAGCGACGTATTTACTTCGGCAATACAGACAGGAAATGAAGCTTGGAATGAAAACACGGCTCTAACAGAAGAAGCAAATAAGAGATACGAAACCACGAAAAGCAAAATACAGATTATGGGTAATAATCTGAAAGACGTAGGAATCACATTAGGTTCAACGTTTCTCCCAATGATTGCACAGGGAACAGAGAAGATAAAAGGATTTACCGATACAATATCGCAGATGGATTCAAATCAGCAAAAAATGCTTCTTGGAATCTTAGGATTCGTAGCAATCCTATCGCCATTGCTGATAGGAATCGGTAAAGTGTCGACTGGGATATCTGCAATTATCGGAGTCGGTTCAAAGCTGACAGGTATGATTGCCGGAATTGGAACAGCAGCAGAAGGAGCAGGGGCAGCCGCAGCGGGAGGCGCTGGAATAGCGTTGGGACCAATACTGCTAATAGTCGCGGCGATAGCTGCAATTACAGGAGCAATCGCATTACTATGGCAGAAGAGCGAATCATTCCGGGATTTTTTCACGGAATTATTTGGAATCTTCCAGGATACTATCTCAGGATTCTTAGACTCTCTTGATATCAGTGGGAAAATAGATGAGATTAAACAGACACTGGGAGGATTCGAGGAAAAGATTCTTGGGCTGGAAGATTTGTTTAAAATAGTAGGCACAGTATTGGCGATAATTATCATACCGGCACTTGCACAGGTAGCAGCAGGATTCAGCATGCTGCTTAGTATTATCAATCCAATTTTGATGATCATCGGAGGATTAATCGACCAGCTTTCCGGACTAGGAACATTTATTGTCGGAGTATTTACGGGAGATATGGATAAGGCATATCAGGGATTGCAGACATGGAAGTCAGGAGTTGGAACGACATTTTCCGGACTGTGGAGCTTAGTAGTAGGAGGACTGAACGGATTTTTGAGTGGACTGGTGAATTTCTTCACATCACTTTTACATGCATGTGGATTAGATTCATTTACAAACGGAGTGAAAAATACGTTTGAAGGAATCAAAAATGGAATTTCTACAAAAATTAATGCAGCTAGAGATACCGTAAAAAGTGCAATTGAAAAAATCAAGAGTTTCTTCAATTTCACATGGAAGCTGCCAGATTTAAAGCTGCCACATTTTTCTATCACTGGATCATTTTCTCTTGATCCGCCATCAGTTCCAAAGTTTGGAATTAACTGGTATGCAAAAGGAGTGATATTCAGACAAGCCACTATTTTACCGACTTACAGCGGGCTAAAAGGCATGGGAGAAGCTGGAGAGGAAGCGGTAGCACCAATCACACTATTAAGGTCATACGTAGAAGAATCCGTAGAAAACGCACTGGCGAGGCTGCAAAAAACAGAGACAGATCCGATTGACTATGACCGACTGGCTGATGCGATGGCAAGAAGAAAAGTAACTGTAGAATATAATGGAAGAGAATTTGGACGAATTATCGAGGAGGTCACAACATAATGATATGCTACGAAAATAGCAATGGAAAGAAAATAGAGTTAGACAAGTGGCCGGTTGTACTTGAGGACATTACGGACATATTCGGGAAAAGCTGGAGCTACGAGGCAAGTGAAAATAAATTGAGAAACAGGTCAAAACTCAATAAATTCTACAGGACCAGTGTGCAGAAAAAAATCACGCTTCAGATATTTTGTGATTCCGAAAGCGAATATTGCGAAATTGTAAATAACATCAGTGAAATTACAGATGAAGATATTCTAAGCAAGGCAGAGGGCAAGCTCTGGTATGGAGATTACTACCTGCCTTGCTATATTACAGGACTAGCTCCAAAAGATTACGATGACGTATTTTACACGATTGATATAGATGCAACATTAGTATCATTTTACCCATTTTGGATCAACAAGCATACATATGAATTCCATAGTTATAACCAAGTAACAACGAACAATAAAAGATACCCAGGAAGATACCCATATAGATACACTACCGGGCAGAATAGCAATTATTTCATCAATCCGCATTTTACGGATTCAAATTTTAGATTAATCATATACGGAAAAGTAACAAACCCACAGGTCTCGATTGGAGAAGCATCATACCGGGCGAACGTTATTTTAGAAGAGGGCGAACGACTTGAAATAGACAGTAGAACAGAGACTATAACAAAAATAATGAGAAATGGAGAAGAAGTAAATGCTTTCCATTCCAGAGAGAAGTCGCGCACCTTCTTTCAAAAAATAAAGCCTGGAAGAAATACAGTATCATGGCCGGGAGGATTCGATTTCGATTTGATTCTATTTGAAGAAAGGACAGAGCCAAAATGGATCACGTTAAAATCATAGTTACAAAACCGACCGGGGAAGAACAGGGAAATCTCACGGACAGTGCAAAAGTAGACATAGACATCGGGGACAAGTGCGACTTCGAAATTGAGATCGACAGCAGCGAATGGAATGAAGAAAGATACGGATACGGGTGCAGATTTTTTGTTCCAGATACGGAATACGGAGGAATCATAAAAGGAATCAAGTCGGCTTCCAAAACAGAAAAGCTTACACTCTCAGGATATACATGGAGAGGAATGCTGATCTATAAGATTGTGGAACCACCAGCTGGACAAGACCATCTAATATTATCCGGAGACATAAATGAGATAATCAAGCAGCTGGTTGGAGACAGTTTCGGAAGCCTGTTCGTAGTGGCCTCTTCTAAAACTGGAATAGAAGTAAGCAACTGGAAAGTAGACAGATACGTCACGTTGTACGACGCGATACAGAAACTACTGGACCAGTACGCTTACAGACTGAATATTAAGTATATTCAGCCAAGTGGACTGGACTATGGCTATGTAAAGTTGGAAGCTGTCCAAATAAAGGATTATTCGGAAGAGCTGGAATATAGCCAGGAAAGCAAAATAGATATCACAGTAGAAGACTACAGAGCGGGTGTGAACCATCTAGTATGTGTAGGAGAAGGAGAAAGCAAAGACAGAACAGTACTCCATCTGTACGCGCAAGAAGATGGCAGCATCGGAAAAAATCAGTATTACTACGGAGCTGACGAGATAGCTGCAGTCTATGACTATTCATCGGCGGATAGAGAAAAGCTCGAGGAAGGTGGAATAAAGCGTCTTCAAGAGCTTAAAAATCACAAAAAATGCGATATAAACATAGAAGACATTGATTTAGAACTTGGAGATATCGTAGCCGGATACGATGAAATCACGGATACAGAAGTAAAAAAACCAATTATCCAAAAGATATTTAAAGTAGAAAAAGGAGAGGCGACAGTGGACTACAAAATGAAAGGAGATGATTAAATGTCTGGATTAATACCAATCACAGTAAACACACCACCGGGAGAAGAAGCGCACATACACGCGGAAGATGACGCGTCTGTCTACCTGAGCCTTTTTGGCGGAGACGGAGTATCTACCAACGGACAGTCGTGCAAAGCCACAGTGCTGTCAAATAACAAGGTGAGAATCGCAGACGGGATAATCTGTGTAGGAGGACATTTTGCTCGTATCCCTTACGGGGATTACATTGATTGCGAAATTGACTCCGGCCAGAGCGGTAAGAACAGAAATGACATCATCGTAGCGAGAATCAAAACCACGGGAACTGGTGGTATCGATACATACACATGTGAAGTCAAGAAGGGCACGGCAGGAAGCACAGCAACGGATCCAGAGATTGTACAAGAAGACCTATACAAGGCGGGAAAGGTGAGAGAACTTCCTCTGTACAGGGTGAAG